CTGTCGAGTCCCATCGTGGCCACTGAGTAACTCTTCGACCAAACTGTTTCGACATCTAGGGCGATCAATTCCGATCCTCCTTTAAAATGGTTTCTGCGGACATTACCGCATTCTGCAAAGTCGGATATTCGAGGACTGGTAAGTCTGAATCAAAAGTCACCGCCCAAACCATTTTATCTAGGTCGAGGAGAATATCCGCCTGTCTGCTTCCCACCTTTACGACTACCTTCTCCCCTCGAGGTAAGCCAACTCCCATCTTATATTGTGTCTTCATTTCCTCTCCTTGATTGGTTTAAGCTCAGGTGCTACTGCCGGAGCCTTGGTTGTCATAATCGGCGTGTTATAGCCCTGTGGGTTGGTTAGATAGCCCTTGTGGTGAAGGGGCTGTTTAAGTTGTTTCTGCTGTTTTATTTTTCTCATCCATTTCCTTTTCTACCGCCTTAATAAATTGTTTCAGCGGGTCTTCATGCATCTTGCGAATGCGAGCATTTCCGATTTGTGCGGTTAAAATATCGAGCCGCTTATATGCTTCAGCTATTTGCTCCCGAGTGATCGCCATCTTTCTTTTTCCCTTTATTTCTAAAATCTAATTCATGCTTGGCTAGTGGGCGGACCCTCGGAATTTTCGTCCGAACGATCCGCCCCTTTTCATAAGCCAGTTGGTTCTTGGTCCAAAAGAGGTCGTAAGCCTGTTTGACCTCGTAGTGAAAAGTGTACCAGGCATCCTGATTCATTGTTTGAGGTATTTCTTTATTTCCTTATCAACCTTCCGAAGGTCAGCGGTAATCAGATTTAATACATACCTGGAGACACCCTGTTCCTGACTGTAGGATCGCTTTTTAAGAGCTTCCTTAATCACCTCGGGCATATTCACGCAGATATTAGTCTCCATCACCGAGTCGGGCAGAAGATAGCTCTTACTCTTGAATCTCTTCATCTTCTTCTTCCTCCTCCTCTTTTGGATTCCGCCATCCCTCTCCCCGCCTTCTCCGGCGGTCGGCAATGAGTTCGTCATGGTACTCGTCTGAAATATCCTCATCCATTGTTGGCATGGGTTCGGGGGTCATAGTTTTTTAAGGACCGCCAAACCGAGCAGATCGAACGAAAGACTTTCCATGCTTCGGATAATTCTTCGGGTGAGTATTTCACCACTTCAAATCTGCCCGGTTCGGTCGAACTGATAAAACAATTGGCTCCATGTACTCGAAGGTTCAGAACTTCATCTTCTCCCCAGTATGTCGCCGCATAAGCGGCAATCTGATGAACCTGAAAGTCGTAAGGAGACACTTTCACTCCTTCCTTCGTCTTACGAGTTTTCCAGTCCACGATGAACTTCTGTCCTTCGCCGCCTAGTCCGACAATATCAACAGTCCCAGCAAATCCATGATCCTTATTGACCAGCATCTTCTCAAACTCGATAAAGTTTAATCCATGCTCTTGCTTCCAATCGAGAGCGGGCTGGATATACTCTAACAGTTCATCAGGTATATGCTTTCCCTTCCAATAAGACTCAATAGCATCGTGAACTTTAGTGCCAAAATCTGCCGCTTCTTCGACAGGCTTTTCATGCTCAACAAGGCATCGGTTTGCATAATCTTCGTAACTTTCGCCAGCTTTCGGAGGATTGCTGAATGCTATATTTAGTAGTTGGTCTTGTTTCCACCGGTCAAGACCTGGCTTTGCAAACAAACCAAGAAGAGTTGTCACCGATGGGTACAGCCCCAACTTCTTAGCATCTCGGAGAGTTGTATTCCGTTCACCATCTCCCTTGGCTAGGGGCATAGTATGCATGGCCTTCCCTTCGGAAGTGTACCAATGCCCGCCACTACCTCTTTTCGGTTTTGCCTGTAGAATAGCCACGGATTACCTCCTTTCCGCATCGGTATAAAAAGTATACCAGGTGGATTAATCGCTTCAGGTATATCATTTCACCTTTTCTCCCACTTTACGAATTATCGCTCCAAACTCCGGATCACATTCGAGGAAATCCTCAACCCGTTTGCAAGTGTGTGTGACATTGGAATGGTTGCGGTTAAAAAGTCTTCCCGTCTCCTCCACTCCTTTAATCTGCCTGGTAAAGTAAATGGCGATCTGACGGGCGAGGGATACTTTTTGAGTTCTCCCCCGCCCATCTATATCACTTATCTCTACCCCCACAGTGTCAGCGGAAATCCTCTTAATATCTTCGATGGTCATGCTCACAGCACCATGTCAGTTATTACTGCCGCCCATCCGATCATTAATAAAAATACTATCGGATTCATATTAGAAAGGTACATTTTCAGGTGCTGGACCGGTAAACTGTGTTCCCATTGTCTGCTGTTGTGGAGCGGGCTGTTGTACAGGTTGCTGTACAGGTACTTGTTGAGGCTGATCGACAGTTACCTGAGTGGTCGCTTGCATAGGCTGTTGCTGAATTGGAGCTTGCATCGGTTGAACAGGTTGAACCACGGGAGCCTGTTGAATAGGTGCTGGTGCTTCGTCTCCTGTAGGGATGACAAATCTTGACCTGTCAGGCACTTGGGCTTCCATGCCTTGCATGACCGGCATGATAGCAGTGATGTCTGCATACTCCCGACCTTTTTGACTGGTCTTGTGGATTATATTTAATGTCGCACCTTTGCCAACCATACTCTCGGTATCAAAACCGCCGAATGGCATAGTGCCATTCCATGAAGTCAGAGTTTTGAACAGCTTACTCTTTTCGTTTAAGCTGATTGTCATCTCGCCAGTTTGAATCATTGTTCCATCGGGTAGGCCGAAGAGGAAACGGCAGAAGTTTTTAGTTTCCATAACTGTCGGATCTTCAAACTTAGGTCTCTGAATATTCATTGAGTCCTTGACTGCTAAACAGACTGCAAATGTCTGCCCAGCGGGGGCGAGGGTTGTGAGAGGCCAACCGGTTATAGGTCCGCTTCCGTTACTTGATTGCTGTAGTATTGCCATGATATTTAGTTTTCTATCTCCATTTTTACGGGTGGAGGCCCATTATTGATTAATAAGAAAATGTCTTAAAATGAGGATCGCATCGGCTGTCTTGAGGGTGATACCCTTAGTCGATGGGAAAAACTGTTTTGCATGGTTCATCAGAACCTTTTTCCGCTTACCTGAAGTCAGCTTAGTCAATCCGCTTAGTCCCTTTTGCCATTCCTGTGGGCGAACTAAGGTGAAAGGAATTTCGGCCATCCGAAGGACTCCCTCGAGGAATCCGCAGTTCTTACCTAATTTAAAAGAACTACTAGAAGGAATATTCTTTCCGACATACGGAGGGACTAATTCGACTACTGCCTCAAGCGATGTTATTAATGGGTGGTCTTGGAGATCCTGAATATGCTCTACAAATTCAAAGTCCTCCCCAATTGAGTGCAGTTTAACATCGTGCAATCCACCCCAACCGATTGCGTAACCTCCAGCCTTACCAGGATCAATCCCGATGGTGACCTTCATGCGGCCTCCTCTGTAAAAAGGGCGATTACTTTTTTAACATCCGAGGCTAAAAATAATCTGCCTCTTTTACGAATGCCAAACTCTCTCTTAAAGAGTTGGAGAGCCTTATCAGATTTTAATCTGAAAATCTCTTTGACCTCACTCTTGGTGAGGAATAGATTGTGATATTGGTTTAAATTAGTTTCCATTTGCCGGTTAGTGTGAAACCGGCGGAAAGATTTAAACCTCCCTACTTATTGTGCAAAAATGAGCTTTTCAGCTCGTAATGCATATTGTGCGAAACAAAATACATTTCCGCCGGTACTTGTTAGTAATTTTAAAGAACTTATTCAGCCCATCCATTGCTGAACTATCCGTTTTAAAACCATATCGGTTAAAAGTGTCAATAAAAAGATTAAAATATTTTAAAAAAATTTGCATATTCTTCTTTTCAAGTAATTTTCACGCATTTTTATTACACCTTTTCAACTCTCGTTTAGCCCGCAATAACTTATAATAATTGCTGTCACCTCGAACTTTTTTCTTTCCTCGGCCAGCCTGGCCACCAATCTGTCCCAAAAGTCTAGCCGCCTCTTTAATGCGGTCTTTTCGGTCAATAATCTGATAATTGATCCGTTCTCCAGTTGGTGCGATACAGTAGCCATGCCATTCATTATGACTGACCCCAGTTAAATAGTCCATATTCATATTCGCCCATATTTTCCACTTCCTATGGATGGCATTAGGCAATTGTAGCTTCATATGCTCTAAATTGTGTGCAAAACACTTACGAGTCTCGCCCTTATAGTGCAATGTTGCTGATAAGTCGTTTACCCATTTCTTCTGTCCTTTTCTCATATATATCCTTTCTAAACCGCTTGCGTACAATATGGGCATAGTTATTCCCATTCAAGCCCTAAATGGGACTAAATTAGACCTTTTTTAACGCAAGGGTTAGCGAAGGATTATCTGAATCTTTCAGATAGCCTTGCACCGGCTGAAGCCGCTGGGACCATGAACCGATTACCAGGCATAGCTGGTGCTTGTCGGGTAATGCGATTGGCGGGTTGGCTAGAAAAGTTTCCAGCCGGTAAGAAGTTTACTTCTTTAGGATTCGTTTCGCCCAGGACAGACTCGCTTGTGCTTCTTCCGATTTCGCCCACTCGTCCTGTTCCGTCTGCATAACTTCTAGATGGCTTGCCAGCCTTTCTTGCATGGAGGGCTTCTGCCGCCCCCGCATAGTCTGCTGAACCTGTTGGCGATCTGTATCCGAGTTTTTCATAGATTTCTTTTTCATTATACCAAAGTAGAGCTTGTAGATCAGCGTTTTCTAAATTTACACCAACATCTCTAAGTCTAGATTGTACTGTTTCTAGTCGTTCCCGCAACCATCTTCTTTCAGCCCCAGTTTGTGGTGATTCCTTTAATGGTTTACCGAATTTATTAAGTGCATTCGCCGCTCTTCTGAGATTATCGACTTCTGCTGAAACTCCTGTTCTGTTTTGTTTTTTTGTAAAATATCCGGCAAGTTTAGTTGATGCTTTGATTGCATTATTACCAGCTACGCTTTGTTTGGTGATTCCTATTTTTTTTCGTTCCGCTGGAGTTAGCGAGTTTACCGCATCTCTGACTCTTTGTTTAGCGGCATTTAACTTTGCTGGCGGAATCGGTACAACTTGAGTTCCTGTATTCCTACCAACAGTACGCATAAACCATCGGTCCATCGTAAAAGTTGAGTAATCTCCATAAAGATTATTAAAGAAAGATCCTAGTTTAGGTCCTAGAATAACGGCATAAGGTACAACTTCATCGACTAATTCTGATGTCCCAATTTTACTAGCTTCAGCCTTTGTGTAACCTAAATCATCCTGTGCGGCTTTTCTAATTTCCCCGATGGTCCCCTTTTGAGACAACCATCTGCCAGCACCTTCACCTCCCATTAATTGGAAAATAGCTTCAATGCGAAGTAAGTTGTTTTTGATATTTGATATTCTGTCTCCTCCGACAAACTTACCGCTAATTTCGCCTGTATCTTTCCAATGATTATATGTGGCCCAGGTTTGATCAAATTGAGGTTGAACTTTATTTCCATCCGATGTGGCGGCTAAAACTGATTTGAAGATAAAGTTGTTGTCTGGCTGTTTTATTGTCGGATCAAGTTCTTCTAAGACTGAAAGAGCCAGGCTAAGATTTTCATCATACCATCCAGCGGCTTCAGGATGAAGTTCCTGTGCATATAACACTTCCTCATAAATTAAATCTTCAAATAATCGATTCTGTTCGGGAGTAGACTTTTTGTAATCAATAGGATTGCCAAACTCCTTTTTAAAATATTCTGCGATTTCTAAGATGGTCGGGACCTTTGGTAGTCCTTCAGGCTTTTGATTGCTTTTTAAAATATCAAGAGCAGATGTCCCCTTCCCCGCACCCGCTTCGGAGGCTGGCATGAAGAGTTTGTCGGTCACCGTGACATCGGCTTCGGGTTTGGGGATGAATGCCTTATTGATTTTATCGTAATCAATAAATCGGGTTCCCGATAGCTGGTCCATCTTTCCGATCCGCTCAATCCTCCTTGAACGATAAACATCTCGGGGGTTCTTCTTTCCAAGGCTTGCTCTCCAAGGATTTGAACCGGCTTCCGCTTTTGTGCCACTGCCAAATGCCGAATTTATAAAGTCTGCTTTTGCTTTGGCGATATCCTTATTGGCATCCAATCCCGTTCTACCAGGTTGGCCGTCTGCATGATTGCGATGATATTTGTCTAAGTCTTGTAAGAGTTTAACTTTAGCCTGGGCAACATCAGCACCATATAAACGAGTTAGTTCCGCCTGTTGCTGTCTTGCCAGTTGATCGACATTCTTGACTAACTGATTAACCGAGACAGTGCGTAGGATGATATTATTTTTTTGAGTAATCTCAAAGCCATAAGGTACTTCGATATGATTCTCTACCTTGGCATTAACATACTTACCTCCACCCTGTCCGGCGGCTTTAAAGTAGGATATTAAATATTCATTTCCACCTTTGTTGCGGATATTAAAATTAACATCTCTGAGAGTTTGAATCTGCTCTTTATTCCAGTTGCCTGATTGCTCGAGCTTATCAATTACAGAGTCATCTAGGTATCGGCCTACAAATCGGATTTTACCAGTCTTTGGGTTGACCTCGGGGCGTACATGACCTTCCGGCAATCCCTCATTTGCCTCCTTCTCCTCAATTGCTTCTTTCATCTTCTCCGCAAATGAGCGATTGTATTTACCTTGCTCCCTAGAGGTCATAGCGAGGTTTGGTATCACATTACCATCTTTATCGATTTGTAAGAGTGTGCCGGATCGGAGTAATTCAGCGAGTTGTGGGCTTTTGGCAAGCTCGGCAGATTTTATATCGACCACTACTTCTTTTGTGGATCTACCGCCTGACTTAATATCTCTGCCCTGTATTTGTCCGCTAGTTTCTTGTGCTTGTCTCTTCTGAGGACTCATACCCTCCAGTTGATTATTATATTTCCTGACCAGTTCAGTGATTTGCGGATATCTTTTAAGGTTGGAGAATAATTTATTATCGGTAATCAGTTGACCATCAGGTCGGAATGTACCGCCCATCATGGCGAGAGTTTTACGAAGGAGTGGTATATTTTGTACTAATTCAGTATCAAGTATTCCACCCATTATCTTACCGATTGTACCTCTATTCCTGTCTCTGTATTTCCTTTTATCGTTAAGCAGAAAGTCTGTACCATGCTCGGCTACGATTTCACTGACTGTCTGCTCATCGGTCATTATCTTAGCCAAATCAGAGTCGGACATCTTATTTCCGTCTGAGTCGAGTAAAGTATCTTGTAACTTCTTTCCGTAATCGGATCGGGCAGTTTCAAATTCATCACTGAGGAGGAATTTACGATTTGCCCCCTCGCCTACCATAATTGGATCTCCTACTTTAAGATCAGGATATTTAGATTTATTCTGCTTGGTTACTCGTTGAACAAATATACCAGGCTTACCTGTTATTGGATTACCAATCAGAAGGTCGATAAATTTACGCTTTCCGCCTGTCTGTTCTAAGTAGTGGGTAAATTCATGGGCAAGTAATGGTTCGATTGCTCGAGGAGAATCTACATTTATAACGATGTCACCAGTTACCCGATCAAAGTATCCACCTTCTTTATCTTTTCCTTTACTTACATATTCGATAGCTAGGCTTGGATTCGCTACAATTTTATTTGCGACTGCCATCTGTACATCTCGATTTAATTTATTAAAGGATTCTTTCTGTCCGGCTGGAAGGTAATTTTCAACATAATGGTACAAGTCACCATACCGGGCTTCCATGTGATTGATTGGATTAGAGAATCGTGCGACTTCGCCTCCTACTGCACCAGCAGAACCGAAGAGCATACCCGCCCCTATTCCGCCGTAAAATGCTTCGGGCATATCCATACCGCCACTTGCCGCAAGGCCGAAGGCTCCGCCAACCGCGCCTCCCGCTCCTACTCCTTTTGCCATTCTGCCGGCAGATTCGATATAGCGACCCAATCCTGATCGATCTAAAAAGTTTACTGCCGCTTGTCCACCTGGTGACATATTGCCGAATGCTTGACGGCCGAACATTCTACTTAATACTTTACCTTCTGCCGCCCCTGTTACTTGTCGGGCAACTGATTCAACCGGTACGAATGCAGTTCGGTCTATTAGCTGGGTAGTCATCTTCTCGGCATCTTTTGATGCGAGTCTAGTAAAGAATGGTAAATCGCTTGCCGGCTTCATGGTTTCCCGCCCAAGGATTGCGGTATTTCTACCGAATCGAGCAAGGAATTGCGGTCCGAGTAATGCACCAACTGCACCGCCTAATTTATACAGTTCATTATCAGTAAACTCTCCAGCAAACGAATATCCGCCATAGCCCACTCCACCCATTACTCCGCTTTTTATTAATGCGTTTGCCTGTTGCTCAGTCACCTCAATGCCCACTTTATCGCCCGCTTTCATCAGCATATTTATGGCGGTTTCTTGTGGGAGTGTCTTTATAAACTGTAAAGCATTACCTAAATATTCTATTGGTTTTCCGACTGCGATAAGCCCAACCCCTCCCGCTATATTGGTGAGGTTAAGAGGTTGTTTAATTGGAACTTCTTTTAAGGCATCATTAAGAAACTCTTTTAAGGGATTACCAACCGGCAAGTCAGAGGCGAGTTTTGTGAGTGCCATATCCCGCTTGGCCGCAAGTGGTTTTAGTTTCGCTTGGTTTTCAGCAATCTTCTCAGTTACTTCGGCTAAACCTTTCTCTAGTCTCGCTTTTACGGGTGCTTGCTTAACTGCAAGTCTGCGACTCTTAATGGTGTTATCCCCTACTCTCGATAACGCCTTAGTCATGTCATCTTTAAGTTTTGCAAGTTGCAGAGTCTCGTTAATTAAAACCTTTTCAGCACCTTTTAGGGTAGCTCGACCAGTACCCTTTGCTACATTAACAGCCGCCCCGAGAGGTAAAAAGTTTAAAGGATCAGCTGGAAGTGTACCTCCCCTTGCCGCTTTCATGTCGGGCATTACTTGTTGACTACGAATTAACTCCCTTTGCTCTTCGGGCATGCCTAAAGTTAAAAACTCAGGGGACATACCAAGAAAACCTTCGGTTACCATTTCAGCGGCCTTGCCCTGGCGTTGCTGTTCGAGGTCTGCTTGAGTCTTAAAAAAATCATAAGATGAACGGAGATCCTCTTCCGTCTCTGCCTCGCCAAATACTTTATCAACTCCTCGGGATATACCCGCCCCAATTAGTTTGTAATCAAGTTCTAAATTCCCAAGAGTTTGTAGCGTTGTTGCTTTAGCTTGAGCCTTTGCCTTGCGATTAAATGAATACTTATCGTCTGCAAAGTTTTGTGCAAAACGAACCGGTAAAGTTTTTGCCCAGTGTCCGAAGTCTGATGCTATTCCCGAAATTCCTTCGGTAACCATTTCTGTTGCTGTCTTGCCCGAATCAAATGCACCGGCTTTTCTAAACATCTTAAATGTCTCAAAGTCCGATGTCATTTCTTGCATCGTAGGCTCTCGAATTTCAGGAGTAATATACTGAAGATCCTCCTCGGTTGCTGGCACTAAGCCAAGAGATTGAGGTTCGGGATTTAAATACTGCAAATCCTCCTCAGTTGCAGGGATAAGGCTAAGAGTTTGCTCGTCCATTATTGAGCGGGTTGTACGAATATTTTTTCGTTAACTTTAATAAGTTTTGAGCCATCGGGCTTTACACCTACAACTTCACCTTTTACTTCTCCTTGAGGTGTTCTGAAATTTTGTTGTTCTGATGTTTGCCCAGCAATGGGTGAAAGAATTTCAGATAAATCATTATCTAACATATAATCCTCAAGTCTGTTTCTTTGTTCGATTATTGACACACCATCCCGTCTCATTTTCTGAATAAATTTAACCTTATCCTTATCTCTTTCAGCTTTCTTTATTACATAATTTAAAAGAGTTTTATTTGCTTCAGGTGTCATCTGTAAACCTGGGGAAATCTTCGCAAATATATCCATCTCTTTTTCTGAGATTGAACCTTTTGTATTGCTAATGTTGTCGAAAAGGAACTTTCCAACCTCTGCTCGAAAGTTTTGAGTATTTGAAACCTTGTCCATAGTTTCCTTATCGATGGGGATTCCCAAACTATCAAGCATTGCAATTGCATTGGTTTTTAATTCAGAAATACCTCCAGTCTCTAAATCACCTTTTTCAAGTAAAGTTAATGCTCGTGTTGCGGGTCTTATTGATTTAGCAGAATCTAATGCTTCATTCCTTTGGGTGTTCACAAATTTGTTGGCATTCTCAACTGACAATGTTTTAGCCCTTGTCTCTGCTTGCTGTTCAGGAGTTGCATACATCCCCGAAGGTTTAGGCGGACCGTAATTGGCAATGGGATTACCAAATTTGTCTCTTGCGATTTGTTCATACTCGCCAGTTTGTGGGTTTAATTCATTTCCCACCCTTGCAATAGATGGAGCATCCTTCTGCCTAGATTGCATGAGATTCAATGCCAAGTTTTGAACAGCAGGAGATTCACCCGCAAACTGTTGAATAAACCGATTGCCGGTCATATTGAACACTGGTTCAGTCTCCTGAAACTGAGGGGTCTGGAGCAATTCGTTTTTATAATTCTCTTGTGCTTCCGTAGTAGGTGCTAAGAATTGTAAACCTCTTTGTAAATTATCTTGCCCAGCTTCATTTAATTTACCGGTTGGTACTGGAGTAAAAAGTTTTTTCAGAAAATTATCCCGAGCCAAATTATCTGATTCAGTTTTTTCAAGTTTCAAATCCAACAAATCAGCCGCTCTTTTTTCTTTTTCACTTTCGATTAAAACTTCCTGTTGCGCGAGTAAAAAGTTCCGATCAGCATTCATCTTATTAATGAATTGATTGGCTAAGTCCTTATCACGGCTTGCCGCCTTGGCCTCCTCGGAAGAAAGACCCATTTTGAGGTATGCCTGTTCCCGCTCATCCCTTTCCTGTTTATCCTTCTTCTTTTTATAAAACTTTTCGACTACTCCCCCAATCGCATCACCGAATGCCTGGTTAGCTTTCGCCTGTGCCTGACCCGCCAAAAGTATGGGTGAGGAATCCACCCTCATTAGTCCCGCCTGAACTGTATCTCCGATTGCCATAATATTAAAATAGTTTGTAACCGCCCGTCAGCATAGTATTTCCACTGCCTCCTCGATATGTCTGTGTTCCCCCGCCAAAATTTTTATTCTGCCTTACTTTAGATTGTCCTAGCTAACCTTTACCCCCAGCAATAGAACCTATCATATTCATAAATCCTTGAGCCGCACCACTTGCCGCATTTTCCTTGGCGGCATAAGTGTTAGCATAGTAATTTGAATCGTTTGCATATTTTTGCATTCCGATATTCACTCCGGCATCAGGATTAATTCTTGTCACTTGTTCCTGTGGAATGCCAAACATTGCCGCCCTTTGATTAAAGCCTTGCTGGGCGAAGTTCTGCCCGCCTCGGAGGAATGATAATGGGTCCACATATGTTGCCTGATTAAGTCCAGCCGCATACCCGCCAAACTTCATCGCATCGTCTCGATTTTCGCCTATGATCTTTCTTAAATAATCTTCCCGACTCATCGCTTCAGCCGCTATGCCCGCATTATCCATTTCTCTCCCTCGAGCAACCAGTCCCTCACGGGCGGACTGAGTTGCCCGCCTTCTCATCTCGGGAGATAGGTCAGTCATCTGAGCCTCCTGAAATGCCTGATTGGCTAACTGATTAGCCTGACGGGTACGGTCTTGCATGAGTGGATCGGATGCTCTTCTCGCCTGAGTGAAGTCAGCACCGAACTGATTCATCAAAGATATATCCGCTCCAGCCTGACGCTCGGCCAAACGAGATCCGAAGTCCTGCCCTCTAAGGGCAGATGTTTCAGCTAGGCTTGCCAATGGATCTGCCGCTCTTTGTGCCAGGTTAAGCTGTAAGTCCTGATACTGTGGATCGTACTGCTGGCGGACTCGAAGTAATTGGTCCTGAAGTCCTGAGTCTGCCATCGCTCCGACATAATCCCTTGCGGATTTACCGGCATCAAATTCAGGTAAAGCGGGAGCATCTTTCCCCCCGCCAAATAATTTATTTAAAAAGAATGATGGAACTCCCGAGGAGTTTACCGGCTCACCAGCCCCACCGGCTTCCTTGAGCATATCCGCCTCATCCTCGTTAATGTATGCCAATCCTTCCCCTTGTGGGGCGGCCATATTTAGAAGAGTTGCCGCTTGTTTTAATGGATCTTCAGGTGCATATGATTTCATTCCTGATCCCATCATCTTACCGCTTGCTCCTGACATCCTTAAAATTTCTCTTTCGGCTGGATTGATCATTGCCAATTCTTCGTCCTCGAGGTTTTGAGCTTCGTATGCCTTTAATGCGGCATCGTATCCTGGGTCTTTTACGGATCTCTCGGTAAAAAGTACACCCGAGTCTGTGACCTGTCGTCCGAACTGATCGGTGTATGTTTTTGGTGCGCCAAAATTTAGAAGCCGTTCGATAAGTCCGTAATTTTCGTATTCTTTCATAACTTAGTTTTTAACGAGTAGGATGTCGCAAAAATGTGCGGTGAATGAAGCCGCCCCAGCCTGTGCAAAAACAGTAACAGAGGTTGAATTGAAACTTACCAACTGAAAGAATACAGTGGAGGCGGCATCTCCTGTTGGGTAACGGGTGCTGACTATTATCTTATCAGGAGTTCCACCGGTCCAAGCACCAGGGTAACTTATTGTATGTTGAGCTTCAGTTGTGATACTTCCTGAACTGAATGCGTAAAAGGTTGGAAGTCCACTAATCGCAGTGTCGATATATGCCTTTATACTTTGCTGGGTGGCAATTGAAGTGTTTGAGTCGGATGCCATATTATCCTCATCCAAAATGGATACTTGCTCGGGGACTCCAGTTCCGGCTGTTGTCCGACCTATTACTTTAGCTGTCGCAATATTTTCAATCTTTGCTAGGGTTACCGCTGAATCTGTTATTTTATCCGTGGTAACAGCATTGTCCTGTATCTTTGCAGTTATAACGGAGTCCGCCGCCAACTGTGTAGAGGTGATGCCAAGGTCTTTTACTTTCAGCTTGCTCGAGGCGAGTGTTAAAGTTGAATCGTCTGTCGTAGCACTGGCCGATGTGAATGTTGCCTGGTTTGCAATGTCGTTAAGTTTGGAGGCCGTTACCTGGTCCCCGCTACTAAAAGTCTGTCCTGTTGTAATTACTCCCATTTTTTTAGTCTCCTATGAAATACTTGTTGTAGAGCGGTCTGTTATTCGTGCATCTATTTTGGCGGCTCGAAGATAGGGTCTGCCCTCTGTTGGTTGAAAATCTGCCTGAATCCCAAAGCCTCTTTTTCTGATCCCCAATCTGATCGATGAATCTTCATTTGCCGGTAAAGTTGAGCCTATTAGAGAAGAGACCAAAGTGGACGAAGTGGTTGAATCGGGGTCTTCCGTTATAAAACTGATATTACCATCCGTAATTGTTTCCTCACCGCTCTTGATATGAAACTCTGCACGGCTGAACATTTTACGATCCAATTGGTCGGCATCATATTGGCGAGTTGTAACCTGTGAGACTACTGGTATTGTTTGAGAAACCGCTTGGCCGGCAGTCAGCGATACCACATCTCCGCCCTCAAATCCATCGACTTTATGCACCCCGCCTTCTTCGGTAGATAGGTATAAAGCATTCTGAGCGCCTTCCCTACCGACTAATAATTCACGAATTGCAAACTCAGTAGAATTAACTGTGTCAATGCTCTCAAAACCGCCGTTAATGAAATTGTAAACAATTATGGTGTTAAGTTTTGTCGCATTGCCAGCACCGACTGAAGAGTCAATTGGCAATGCAATCCAATACCGGTTGTTGAAATAAACTGCACTGGATAGGTGAGCGTAATCCTGATTTATTCGGTCGATGTAAGGCTGAATAGTTTCGGAAATTGGTGTCCCTGTTCCCCGCAAATTATATTCATCAAGAAACTCCACGCTGAAAATTCCTTGGTCGGATAAAAAGAATATTTGGTTGGCTACCTGAACGACAGTCTTTCTAGCCGAGCATCCGATTTCAGTCGTTACAACATTGGATTTTACATCAGCTAGAGATCCGCTGATTCCAGTCATCAGATGAATCGATTTTCTGTTAAAGATTACCAGGCTATCCTTTGTAAATGGAGTAAGCTGAACTGTGAAGTCACTTTGTCCGGCAGTCGGTCTGAACTGATTTCCGATTACATCAAATGTATTGAAATCCATGATATCAGATGCCACGATTTCATCTCTAATTTCTCGATTCGCTGGCGTAGTGGCCGAAGTGTACCAATATGGAAGCCACAGCCTTCTTTCGTGAACAACGCCCCAGGGTGCGGCGGGCTGATGGATAAATCCTTTTCCGATTGCCAATGGTTTGGATACTGTGAGACTGGCCGATCCATCCACCACATTTAAATTAAATGTAAACTGATTGACTGAGGGGACTGATGTTACTCGGACTGATTGGTCCACTGACCCGTCAAATGGAGATGCTCCCGCCTGAATGGTTAAAGTATCCCCAGCGGATAGGCCATGAGCGGTGACATCCATTGTGACCTCTCCGTTGGAGGCGGTCGCAGTTGTGTCCGTTAGATATACCGGTGCGGTATAAGTCCCATTTGCCACTTTGGTAAAGTCATCAAAATATTCAACCTTTGCACCCGACACATTAAAAGTAGCAGTCTGTGCGACTTCTTTCCTTACCTTAAAACTTGTCGGGGAAACCACAGTCTCAATCTGATAGCAGTCATTTGGATTCTCCGTATAATTTCCAAATCCGCTAAGAGTTACAAAATCATTTACCACTCGGCCATGTGACGATGATGTATTAACTGTGATTAAATTTCCAGTCTGAGAGGCAGAAGATACTTCGATTAAATTAACTTTTGGGGATGCCTCGAGGGTCGTCTGATTTGTCCGAAAGATAAACATCTTACCAAGTCCCTGAGTCAGGTTAACCGGTCCATCCACCGACTCCCCACCCCCGTCATATCGGCATTTAAAAAGTGCGGAGTCCTTCAGACGAAAGATTATACAGACTGTATCGGTTGCAGTTAAAATATAATCATCGGAATCGGATGCCGCATCGGAGAAAACTGCCGATCCGAACACCTCATTTACTCCATCATCGTTGAGGGTAAAGTTTAAAGTGGTCGAAATTGCAGTCCCAGCAGAAACCACGGATGTGTTCCCTACCCCCTCGCCGTTAATACTGAATACAGTATCAGATCCGGCGTTCGCATAGGTAATTGTTTTAGTCGTAAAATTTACCGATGCTAAAGTCTGTGTTCCGTTAGCCGAGGAGTCCAGGTCGGCCACATGGATGTTATCCCCTGGTATGAAAGATAACGATGGTGTCTCATTCAAAACAATAGTTACAACCCCGCTATTTCTTTGAGCCGTTTGAATAGTGTACGGCAATCGAATCGAATTTGCACCCGATGTAATTGATCCAAATAAAGTGGATAATCCCTTTCGTGGTTGCCATGTCCCATCATCGTTCATTCGGCCATTCTTAGACAGAGCGACCTCACCAGGCTTTAACTGGTTTGGGCGAAGTCGAGCATTCATTCGTAAGAAGAAAGTATCCCCTTCAGTGATGAATTTATCATCGAGTTTCCCATATGATCGATATCGGCTCATTTCTTCTTTACCTCCTGATAAAGTTTGATCGACATATAGACCAATGTCACCAGGCCAACCGCTATTCCGATCATTGAGTCAAAGGTAGACAGACCAAAGGTGGCCGCTGTTCCGCTCATCCCTAATACTGATGCTCGATCAATCATTAGAACAAGCAGTCTAGTACGAAAATGATAATTACTAAACCAACGAACAGAGTTACCATCTTTCCCCGATTTGTCAGAGTTTTAAATTTTTCTTTTAGTAAGATTAAGTTTTTCATTTTAGGTCGGAAGGCCGGAAAGGAACTCTTGTATTTGATTTTGTAACCTCAGTCTTTGCACATCTTTTTGCGACAAATATGGGTATCGCTAAATAGCATCCGAGGACTATTGCCGCTCCAATTAGAATGCGTTTTATGTAGGAAGTAAATTCAGCAAAACCGCTTTGATGCTCCGCCATCCCTTGAGCAACAAGAGCAGAAACATCTCCATGCGTAAGGGCATCAATTGTTTCTTCTGCTTCGATCAGTGCATCTTTATTTTTTAATGCTTCGCCGGCTAAAACGCCCGCACCCGCACCCAAGGCCGCAGTACCTGGTCCACCTAAACTGCCAGCTCCTCCGCCAACTATACCACCCAGCGTTGGGTAAGTAGACCGAACGCTACAACCAGTAAATAAAAAAACGGCAATGCTCAGTAAAAGTACTAAATCTATCGCCTCTTTTTCCTCAGTCGCCATTACTCAGGGTCAGGTGGTGACCAGGTAGGATCAAATTCTACCATCTCGGTTACATTGAATTTATCTATTGTGATGAAGCTACCTTGAGTGGTGACAGGAAAAATATACTTTCCATAGTCAGAATTATCCTCGTTAGTAACTTGTGAAATTTCAGCGTACCTTTCGTTTCCGTGGCTGTCAGGTAAACCAAAGAAAGTATTCATAGCATCGTTACTTGCATCCCACTCTTCTTCTGTACTGTATAAAATATATTTCATAATAGTATTAAATTAGCTTGGTACATCATTTGAATAGGTTGGTTTTTGTGTAGCCGAGCCATTAGTGGCTGTATATCCACCGACTAAAGAAGTAACTGTACCTACTGAGTCAGTATTACTAGGTGTACCACCTGAACTATTTGTATCACTTGCTCCGTCACCCATTCTAAAGTAAGCACTTGGTGAAAGGTTTAATCCCTGTGATCCAACATCGTTCGGTACGCCTGAGTTATAAATATCTGAAACATCTGACCCCGAAAGTTCACTCTCAAAAATAGCTAGTTCATCCATTTTACCTGTAAAAAAGTAGCCGTTCAATAAACTTCCAATCGTGAAAGGGTAACCTGAACTAAACCCTGCTCCACTTAAAGCTGTACTTGCGGTCATTGAACCGAATGGAGAACCCTGTGTATTCGATGGATTACTTGAATTAATAGCGGCATCTCCTCCATCTTTGTAAAGTTTAATGGAAGTTCCGTTTATGGTATAAGCCAAGTGATGCCACTCACCGTCCAATATATCTAAAGCAGCATTTGTTCCTCCAAGTCCTGCTGGTGCGTGTCCTGTGCTATAACCTTTCCACCCTATAAGAAAACCATTCCCAACCGTAGTAGATGTAAGCATCCCTGGACCTTGAAAACCTACTGAATTATTTCCACTAGCAATACCAAGTGTCATACTTGTACCTGATGATGCCTTGATCCAAAAACTTACACTAAAGGTGCTAGTCGATGCATTGTAAGTAGTTTCTAAGTCATCCCCTCCATCGAAACTAAGTGACAGCGTGTTACTAAAGGCAGTCGTTTCATCGTAGTTATAGACATACCAATTAGAACCGTCATAAATGATGTAGTTCTTAGTATCTGTTTCAAAGTAAGCATCACCTGCCGAGGGACTACCTGGACGAGTGGATGAAGTTGTTGTTGGAATTGTAGTAGGCATAGCTATTAGTCGTTATTGAAAATGTACCAGGCACTTCCGTCCCAAATATAAAAATCATTAGTATCTGTTCCATAAGCAATGTTAACTTCTCCACTCGGATTAGTTGGTGTGCTTGCTTTAATGTTAGCCTCGGTATCTCTTGTCGTTACATTAAACAGCGTTATCGCATTTAAGAATGTTCCGCTAATATCAGCAGTTATAAAGCCACTAGATGCTAAAGTAATTCCTGTGACACCAGCACTTGCTGAAGCTGGGTTAGTCAGAGTAAAAGTAATTACAGTATTTGAACCTGTTGGTACGCTTTGACCTCCAGCAACTGTAAGAACTAATGTACCACTTGATTGAGTCCAATCTGCACTTGATCCAAATATTGCCGCACCAGCACCTCCGACTGTCAATGAAGCATTATCTGCTGTCTGCGATCCTGTAAGTCCAGTTATAGTTAAAGTAGCACCAGCACTAATAGATGCAGATGGATTAACTGTGAAAGTCAGAGTGTTATCATTACCAGCACCATTACCTCCATTACTCAAGGTAGCAGTATCAAAAGTCTCAGGTGGTACTGTAGGACTACCTATGACTCCTAAACCAAATGTGGGAAGAACGAACATTCTTAGGAAGCGGTGTCTCCAGCAAGTACGAAAGTGTCATCGGCATAAGCTAATAAACTAGCTACTCCGTACTGAGCATTGATCTTCGTGTGGGACTGTCTGTTGTTAATGGTAGTACTAGATGCACTAAAGCTAACTTGACCTGCACCTTTCTGTACGAAAGAACAATTAAACCCAGCACCCAATCCGCTAGGAACTGTAACAGTTACTGCTGATGCTTTATTCATAACTACGACTTTACCATTATCACTAGCTAACAAAGTGTAATTGTCTGTTTGATCGTTAATGCTGGCATCAAAGTCTTCAATTTTATTCCCGCCTAAATCGACTGTGCCGCTAGAAACTGCTAGTACATTTGTATCCGCAGTTCCAACTGTCTTTGTGGCCGCATCTCCCAACCCTAAGTTATTTCTCGAAGCTCCGGCACTAGCAACATCAGATAAATTATTGGATGCCTGGAGATCTCCTTGCGGAGCGGCCGCCACTAGGTTTGCAACTGTTACCTTTTTGGTTGTCCCTTGAGGCGAACCGGTCGTGTCTGACACATCGGTAATCGGAATGATGTCAGCCGTGTTCGGGGTTGCACCAAGTGATGAAAGTGAGGATATGCGTGAATTAGCCATAATATTTAAAATTCAAATTGAAGATAAGATCCGTCTTCGGTCTGCAAGAATGCCCTAGACTCAGTAAGCAAAGCATTGTTTACAACAGGCACTGGTCCGACTGCGTTGTCCGCATCGGTGTCACCTATAAGAAGTCCTAGACAGTTAAAGGGCATTATTCTTTATAGGCTAAACAGGCTCCGCTCGCTAAAGTGAAGCTGGTGCATTCGCCGTAAATTACCTGACCCTGTGCGAAGGATGTAGCATCCGAAATTAATGCAGATACATTCTCAACCTTACCGGTGTATGCCGAAAGAACAGAGTCCTCGGTGAATTGAATTGATGTGAAATTTCCAGTGTGAGCGGCTGTATCATTAGCGTATAAACTTCCGCCCGCTCCCATAGCATTTCCGATATTTACTGATCCTAGTCCCATAATAATTATGTTGTTGTTAAAATGTTTACTCCGAAGCTGTAGCTCGGGTATGTATTGACCGATATTTTATTCATTCCCTCCAGCCTCTCGACTCGGTCGATTTCTAGGGCTAGGGTTTCTTCTGCCATCTGCTCCTGTTGGACCGCTTTTTCCAATTGGCCATCTGCCTTGTAAAAATCTGCAACAGTTGCGAGTAGTAAGTAACACTCGAGGAATCTTGGAAGTGTTGAAGTCTCTCCAACTCCATCACCGTAGCTTGACGGGGTTACCTGGTTACCCTGAACGAATACAGATGTGTCATTGGCATCCGCTTTTAAAATCAAATACCCATTGATTAATTGATAATCTAATTTAATAGCCTGACGATCCGCCAATGGGTTTTTATTAAAAACCGCAAAGACATCCATGATGTCCGAGTCATTGTCGATCTGAACCGCTTTATCCGCAACCAATGGCGAGGTAATTGCCGCCACTGATTTTTCTTTCAGTGTCATCAATTCCGGCCACTGTGCCCGTGTCCATGCTCCCTTGACCCGATCATTTAATGAGTTCTTAAATGCTGTTTCCTCGACCGAAAGTAAAGAGTCCACTCCGATTGCCGAAGTGAATCTATTTTTAAGCTCGGTGTAGGTTACAGTTCTCACGATCCAATGACTGTCTCGGGATTCTTTTTTGCGAAATCACGGCGGTATTCCGAATCGGACATACAACCAGGTCGTTCCTGTTCATGTCTTAAAAAAGTAGCTGAGTCGATTGCTGAGACTAAACGAAAGTCACCCGAACCTTTTACCTGTTGGGCGGCCTTGCGTGTTTCCAATGAGCGTTTACGATAGCCAGCTTTTTCACGCTCGGCATCCCGCTCAACTTTTTTCGATAAGTAGTGAGCCATTTCCTCGCCGGACATCCCACCACTTCTCTTACCGCCTCTTACTATTATATTAAGACTCATATTTTAAAAAAGAAAAAGGGGGACCGAGCTAACCAAAAGAAACTCGATCCCCCCACCACACTAATCAAATATAGATGAAACTATATAAACTTAAACTATACTACCCAATGCTCTTGGATTCGTCACCCTCAAGGTAAGCATCGCCTCAGAGAATGCGCGTTTTCCAGCACCATTGTCAGGAAGATCCTGAATTGTGATGCCCTCCAAGAACTTCAAGCTAACAGTGTCATCACCTGGTATTAAGTAACCACGATCTGTGTTAACTGTACCCTCAACTGTATCAGTACCACTTGCAGAACCATCCACACGACCTAAGAAGAGGTCCGGTATAATATTTATAGTTGAATAGTCTGAAACATAAGTGAGGATCGAACGAACAAGAGTTTTACCACTTACATCCTGATCAAAGCTAAAGTTACCATCAGCAACTGTTGAACGAGTGTAATCAGTAATTTTGTTCATTACTGCTGGGCCGCAGAAAAGGTTATATGTACCTTTAGAACCGGCGGCAGTGTAAACAGCTTGGAGTAATCCACGGAAAGCAGATTCAGTCAAACTTGCAAGACTTACACGAGAACCACTTACTGCACGAAATGCTTGTTTAGCACTTGTATCGAAAGTATTTCCAGTCGCAGTCGGATCTGACCATATACCAAGTCCACACATCTTAGCGGCGGCAGAACTTGATCCAACGGATTGGTCGTTACCTGATCCAATACCAGTCTCGATTGAGCGTTTTAACTGCAATAAACTTTTAGCCTGTGAAGCCGCAAAAAGAGATCCGCCAGGAGCGACATCGACCATCTCGGCTTGTCTTGATACTGCAAACAAATCACGGAAAGTTTGTATCCGATTTCCGAGCCTTTCACGAGTATCTATTAAGTTTGCAAAAGTGCTTCCACCAGCAGAGAGTGTCAAATCAACGCCATCGATAGTTCCACCGATTTCGGGATTTGCAAGCGAGTCCACGAGCCACTCATTTAAAGTTGCCTTTGGAGCGGCGGATTGGGAAAGAGTAGAATACAGAGGTGTTTCTGTCGGTTCTACAGTCTTTAAAACATTTTCGAGGTTGGTTTGAGCGCCTTTATTGGCGGTTACATTATAGGAAGTTGCGAGAGCCATTTTCTTGAGTCCTTATTTTGAAGTTTTATAAATTTTATTCCGCTAGAAATGCGGCTAGATCATTTGCCGAGAGGATTTTACGCTCCAAAATCTTTTGTTTATTTGCAGTCTTTCGAGTGGCTGAAGTTTGAATCGGTGGGCTTGAATCACCCATCGTTGGGGGAGGTGCTTTGGCTACCTTCTTGGCTTTCGGCTTGGCCGTCTTGGCCGCCTGATCCGCTTTAATCGCTTCCACCCCTCTTACGAGTGTGGCGGCAATAAAATCGCCATTCGGTAGGGAGTTCAGAACATTTGAATATTGACTCTTTAACTGGTTAAAAACGCCACGGCGTTCTTCAGCTTGGTCGGTATCCACTTTGTCCGAAATCCACGGATGAGCATTAATCGTATCCTGTTGCCATTGTGCGGCTGACTGAAGATATTGTGCCCTTTCGGGGATCTTCTCGGTCAGGTATTCGTCTGCCTGTGTAAGAATGTTCCGGATATCATCATCCGAATACTCTCTCCCATCGACTTCCACAAAATCCTTGCCAATGTGATGCAGTGCAAATTTTTTGGCGGCAAGTGCTTCCTTTCGTAAAGTTTCCAATGATTGAAAATCTTGGACTTCTTCCAAGGCTGGCTGACTGGGTTCCGATTGCTTCTGCGGATTGGATTTTAAGGCTTCAATCTGAGCTTGTAATGCTTCGGCTGTTTCTTCGGCGGTTTTTGCTCGAGCAGTCAGTTTATTGACTTGTTTAAGCAGTTTGCCAACAGCTTTGGGCGGTTCAGCTTCGTCCTCTGTTTCCTCTTCCTCTTCAGCTATCTCCTCCGTTTCCTCCTCTGATTCCTCAGACTCGGTTGACTGTAAAAGAACATCTTTATCCTGGTCGGTATCTGCGTCTGCGGTTGTGGTCTCGGGACCCGGCTCCACTTCAGATTCCTGTTTCGCTTCACTCTCCTCTACTTTGTCGACAAACGATGCTGTCAACTCCTCAAGGGTTGTAATGCTTTGCGTTGGTTGTATTTCTGCTTCCGTTGTCGTACCCGAAGCCTCGGTTAATTCTGTATCTGCCATGTTTCTGCGTTTAAAGTTCGCACTCTTGCGTTAATCTGCACATCGTATGATGCACCGATTAATATTTTACATGGGGGTCGGGAATAATTTTCAGGAAGTTTTAAATATTTCCCAATTTTCTTTAAACTTCTCGTGTTTAGCTTTTGAGTCCTTTACATGGGGATAGACGGCGATTGTTACAGCCCCATCTATGGCCATGCAAGGAATCAAATACCAAATCCGAATGTCATCGCAGTAGACTGCCACCACATCGACCTTTGTGCAGTCAAGGGGCTTCTTTACGGCACGGCCAGTGGTACACGAAAACTTGTACCGCCGAATAGCTCGAGTCTTATCGCTTAGTTTAGCTTTTTCAGTCCCCTTTACTTGAACATTAAACTTTTTACCGGCCGCATTTACCACAATGCAGTCCTGTGGTAAGTGATCCCCGAGCGGGGTGAATACTTCCAGGCCGTGCCTTAAAGCCTGAGTGAAAAATTCTTGTTCGTAGATATACCCAAGTCGCTTAGTCATCGAGTTGGATGTCGGATTCAAAATCTACAACATCCTCATCCAGCCATTCCTCGACATCGGCTACTGCGATTTTAGCGATTTCCATATCTTCAATATCGCTTTCATCGATCCAACGCTTTAACAGGGCGCGATGTTCGTTTTTAAATTGCTGATGGGGTGTCAGGCTCGGCATTTTCTAAACTTTCTATTATGCGAGTAAGTCCAGCTATCTCGCCACTTAGACGGGCGAGTTTTTGCGGGTTATCGACATGGGTATAATCCTGAAAATCGACCAGGCACATATCTCTCTGCTCTTTAATAAAATCTTTTATGACTAACCATTCAGTCTGTTCACCTAGTCCGGCGATTGCATCTGCTAATGTCATTTTTTCTTTTTCTTTCTTACGATTGTTTTTACATTTGTAGGTTTACCGCCAACTCCCTGAGCCTTGGATCTCTTTCGGCGAATCGCTGATGTTTTTTGTGCTTTGGTCATTGTAGCCGCCTTGGCTTTGGGTACGCATTTGGGGTAACCTTTTCTCTTAGTACTCGCTTTCTTTCGGCCACAGCTTGGATGTCCACCGCCCTTTTTCTTCCGGCCAATGTCCACCCATTCCTCATTAAACCAATCCTTTAGACTCATTTATATTTACCGCCTCTTTTCTTGTAAGTCTTAACTAACCAGGCATTCGCATAGGCTGATGGGTATACATCAAACTTCCTTTTAGCTTCCGACTTTACCCGAGAGTAAAGAGTAGAATTTGTCGGTGTGGGTCTTTTCTTTTTTGCTACCATTTTTTACAACTCCAGTATCCGGCAGTAAGTTTTGATTTCTTTTGATCGCACTTATGCCTAGCTCGAAAAGATTTACGAGCATCAGGATTAGATTTACGGATTTTCATGTTTGCATCCCCGTAACGAATTGTCCTTGTCTTGCCATTTTCCGATGCAAGTACGACAAATTTCTTTTTCCCATATCCTGGCTCACCCTTTCGGATTCTTCTAGGGGAATTTACCTTGGTAGGCTTACTCACTTTTTCTTCTTGAGCATTTTTTTCTTTCTACCCATTGCTTTAGCTTTTTTAGAAGGTCTTCCAACCTTCGATCCGTATGTTCCTTTTCCGTATGGCATAATATTTCCTTTTGTTTAAGCGGCCACTGATGTACCTGGTACATTGCCAGGAGCAGTACCTAGCTGGCCAATTATTGCGTTCTTTTGTTGCATTTGCATCATCTCCAATTGACCCGCATATGTCTGAAGTCTTTTTGCGAAGTTCTCGTCCTCTTGCATTCTCTGCTGAACATCGGTTGCCGGTACTTCGGGTGTCCCTCTGAGGTACTCCTGTAACTTCTGTAAGCGGAGTTGAGAATTTACTCCCTGTTGAGGAACATTAACAACCTGACCCGATGCAATCTTTGCAATGTCGGCTGAAGTTTCCTGAATCTCTTTATCCGTTGCCTCTTCAACTGGGGCGATCAGTTGGCCGGCAAGATTAGGATCGATAGCCTCAAGGACTTTTCGGAGATATACATCATATCTGCCAACCCCTTGGCGATCATACTGAGCCATTAATTTACCCACTGTATCTAATTTCTGAAGAACCTTCTCCTCGTCCTGGTTCATCGAGTTCCAAGTGATATTAAAATCATAAACCTCGGCAGTTTCATCGAGCATGAGCATTGCACCCTGTTCATTATTGGTGACTCTGAACCAAATTTGCGGACCGCCATATGTTCGGTCCAAGCACCATACCCGATTTAAAATCTGTTTGAATCCATTTAACCACTGGTTAACCAAGTGCTGGCGAATACTGTTTGCTTCAACTGCATCCTCGGCGGAGGTTGCTCTGCCGGTGATCTTGTTGGCGAGTTGGCGGATTTGCATCTCCACTTCCATCGATGCTTGAGAATACCTCGGTATCTCCATAAAACCAACTTCCCCCCTTCGGCGGACTGCCAAAGTTGCACCTGGTCCTAATCTTTCAGGCTTTCTCCCCGCCAAATGCTCAACTGGCGGTAAAGTACTCATAGATGCCCTATCACGCCTCGCATCCATCTCGGTTTTGGCCGCAATCTGATAACTCTTTAAAAGCTCAGGGTAACCCCTTGAATCGAGTAGACGGTGATTTAAGTTCTCTCTTGTAATACAAACGAATGGATAACGACCTTCATCATATTCCATCGGACTATGAAAACCATGACCCTCAACCTCATCAGCCCAGCAAGTAATCGTGCAGATAGGCACATCGTCTTCATCCAGTTCCTTACGATATGTCGTAATTACCCGAACCATGCCCTCGTAATCCTGTTGGCCGTAAAAGTTACCGGTGTCATAAGACATAAGATCCGTGGAATAACTCTCCTCAGAATAAAATCCTTTCGAGTTCTCAATCAGTTCCTCGATCCACTTCTTATCCCATCCCTCATTCACTTTCTGCATGAGTGCTTCGGGGCTGTAGTAATGAATGCAATGAATGCTCCGAGCAGATTCCAAATCAATCACATTTGAATCGATGATTATTTCCCTACCCAACTCATATGCCTTAATTGCCGGTCTGTTTACTACCGCCTTCTCAGTCGGGACTTTTGAAACTCCTTTATTGCGAAGCTCATTTATCATCTTCCTGACTCTCCGCTTCTTCAGATTAGGGAATAACGGGAATAGCATCTCCTCGACTCCCTCTTTCATCTCAGGGTCCTGAATTGCCATAGCCAGCTCGGGACTCATCTGTGCAATCTCCTCCAGGCTGATATCCTTAAATACTCGAGTGGTTTCCCTTTTCCAATAAGTGCCGAAAAAAGTGATTCCGTTTTGCAGTAAATAGTTTGCTCCAATGGCGGCTTCCCGAGGAAGTTCCGTCATTGAGTTCATCCGCCACTTCAAAAACTCGCTTACCATCTTTGCACTGCCAATGTCGGAACTTTCGACGGGAGCGGCTACGAGGTTGGCCTGTGACAGCGACTGAGAAAGAAGGGCTACATCCCCATCGATTAATGGGTTAACCAAGTTTGGCTCGAGGTCACTTGCCCCGTCCCAAGGGAAGGCCTCCGGTCCATTCTTCTTGCCGGACTCGTCCTTACCAGCCCATTCATTGAACCGACACTCTCTGGCCTCTTCAGCCTTATCCATCCAAAACGACAGATTTGCTTTTGCATCATTAAATTCATGCTTGATCGCATCTACATCAGGGCCTTTTTCGTCAAACTCCTGTACTTCTAAACCACTTCCTTCACTCATTGATTTCCCATTGTAACATTATTTTTTTTAATTTTTTCAGTGCCTCTTTTTCCACCCTGTGAACCGCAACTATAGGCACTCCGATAAATTCGCTAATTTCCTTGAGCGTGTACGCTTTCGGGTCCCTTCCCGAATCCATTGCCGCCAAGCCCTCTTCGACCACCATCTCTCTGAGCATGGCATCGATCCTCGTTTCCGTCTGCTCATACGATTCGATACAGATCATCCTCGACCTTTTTAACTAAAACCTGACTCTTCGGTGGGCGGTTGTCCTGTGGCCGCTTAACGCATCGAGCGATGCCCTCCTGATCATCAAAATATATCAGCATTAAACGAGGATTGGGGACCAGTTTAAGCACCCTCGCCATAACTGTCTCCGATTTAGCCGGTAAGTCATCATCCTTGGCGGACTCCTTCCAAAATCCAATGCAAGTCCCCTTCGGGATGCCCGTCTGCTTACTGATCTTCGCCCAGCTTACCCCGCTCTTTCTAAGCTCAACCACTTCCTCACGCTGTTCCTCGCTCCATTTTCTAGTTGTTGCCATCAATACGATCCTCCACCCGTTGAAATTAATTCCTCCTGATCAAAATACTCGAAATTGCCCACCGCAAAGTACCTGGCCAAATCAACGAAGTCCTTACTCGGATTCTTCAAATCTCCAGGCTGATATGCTTGCATACAACTTATGAGATTTTGGCACTCATCGCTGAACATCAATTTAGGCTTATTATCCAAATCCATCTCTCTTTCCCTGTCCCATGCGAGTAAATTGTTTATTGCCTGAAGACCCGTCTCGATGTCGAGTGCTTCGGCGGGCTGAACAATAATATCTTCATCCGATAAATCATCTATTATGTTAGAACTACCCTCCGCTTTCTGATAGCTCGCCGCCCCTAACCTCGGGTCGATTATGCGGATGACCTCACTATCCCCGCATATCTTCTCCATCCGTCTTATTTCCTCGGCATAATCCTTGAGGCCGTACCCGTTCGGTTGGGCAGCCTCGCCGGCGGATAATTTGTCCTTAGTCAGATCAATCCATCCTCCCCAGGTGTCGAAGTCAGGAAATTCCTTTACCGCCCATGCGACTCCATGTGGATCGATTGCAAATAATACGATTGTCCAGGGCTTTGCTCCCGCCGGATCAATCGATAATACCCAATTGGCATCCGAAAAATCAGGCAGTTTGTCCGAGGTAACGAAGTTTTTATCCGTCAGATTGGGAAAGATTGCCCTAGACTGCCTCACAGGCACTCCATATGCCCGACATAGAATTGTTTCCCGCTTCTCTCCCTCCAACTGGTTCTTCATTGCCGCCCAACCGCCAAAGGGATTCGCCGCTGTATGGAAATAAACCACTGAAGACGCTTTGCGGATGGGTTGCTGAACGAGGGGGACTTCCTCCCCGTCCAATAGGTCCGCCTTCGTTGATTCTATGGTGCGGGCTCCCGTGAGCATGGACTTTACGACAGAGTTCCATCCGTCAACGGCGGTGAAGCTGATAATTCCTTTGGAATTGCGGGTTACGGTCCGAAATCGAAGGGTATTTACCCATGACATCGGCACAAGCTCATCTGCCCAATAGCCGATATTATGGGTTCCGTTGACTGGATCTTGCGGTGAGCCGATTTCTCCCCCTTCGATTGTACTGATGTCTTGGGACCAGTTACGGAAAATACACTGACTTTCATTGGGCAGAGTGAACTTAGATGCGGTAAATCCATTTTTTAACGAAAAAACGAGATATCCGACCTTACCTCTGCCTAACCCTTTTAACTCTTTTGGAAGAGCATCGAAGATTAATTTCTGCTGAAATTGAATGCTGTTAGCTGATGTCTCTGTAAGACACCATATAATCGTACCAGGGTTTTCAACGAGGGATTGAACTACCCTTCGAGCGCAAAAATGACTCTTGGAACTCCGGTTGCCTCCCATAATCAATATTTCTGAGTGCGTCCTTAACTGCTCATCCGCCCTCTTCCATATATCCAGTTCAAAGCCGTGCCGATAAGGATCATCCTTCTCATCCTTAATCGCCTGTTCCCTTTTCTCCCAATATGCGAGGATTGCTTCGGGGGTCATGGACAGCATCTCCGATTTTGTCAGAGGCGGTAAGGCGGGGTGCGGTGTCCAGGTGAGCGGCATAGTCCCATTTTAACAGATGGATTGGCGAGTGGTACACTTGGCGGGGCAATTTGTGGAAATTTTTTCATGGGCTACAATCGGTCTCGGTGACCGGCGGGCCGCCAAATCCGACCCCCCTCCCCCCCTGTCTGTGACATAAATCGCATAAAAATATTGATATGTTATATTTTTACATTGTTTTTTATATAATTTTTACCGCACAATAATGATTATGTCTAATTCTCCTTGACTGAATACTTATTTAGTTTAAATGTTTAAATGCTTGCACCGATAGAAATGCCTACCGAAAAAAAGAGGATAACGATTGAAGCTGATAACCTTCCGGCTAACCTGACAGTCGAGGAGACTTGTCCCTCGGTCTACACCGCTCAAGGTTTATTCGATAAGAGACCAGGAGACTATGCCAAGCTGGTTCAAATGCTAACAGATGGAATACCAGTCAGTCGGATCAAGAAGGAACTGAAGGTATCCCACAACACTATCGCTGTGGTTCGGTCTCGAGAGAAAGAGGTGATCGAAGCATCGAAGAAAGTAATGAGAGGATTGATCGGCCATGCTTCACAGCTTGCAGTCGAGAAGATGATCGAGAAGCTGGACAATGATGAGATACCAAACGGAGTCCTACCAATCGCCACAGGCATCCTAATCGACAAGCATCGCCAGTATGAAGGTGAACCTACTCAGACTATAGAGGTAAAGAAATCTTTATCCCTCGATGAGATCCGAGCCGAGCTGGCTAATCTGAAAGATGAAAAAGTGGTTGAAGCTGAGATTACTGATGTGGAATCGTAATTTTTTTCGTTTCTTAACTCGTTAATTATTAGCCACTTACAATATTATTGAAAATAAATGTAAAATATATCTTGCTTTTATGTATAGATAAGCTAGATTGAGGGTATGAACAACAAATTAAATATTTACCAACAATTCCAATTACCTAATGACGAGGACAATAATCTTCGCCACAAAGCAATCTACGCATCAGTCAAACAATGGCTTGAACATGAAGACTTAGATTATACGATAAAAGAAATCTGCCACCAGTTGAGATCAACTGAGGATATTGTTACTGGTAGACCACCAAAGGTTACCACTAAGGAAGGTATTCTTGAAACTGATGCCGTCTATGCCATTGCATTTAAATTTGAGAACGAAATCAACAACTTACTTGAACTTAACTAAGGAGACCAACCACATGAGTAACGACTTACAACATTATTAAAAATAAATGTAAAATATATCTTGCTTTTATGTAAAGATAAGCTAGATTTAAAAGCATGAACAGACCGACTTTAAAGAGATCAACTAACCCTTCGGTTAATACTCGAAGACGCAGAAAGTATTATATTGAGCTTCGAGATTATTATTCCGATATTTATGATAATGCTAAATCCGATTCGGAAAAAGCTGAAGCGCTAGAATCTTTAAACGCTACTCAAGCTAAACTCGACAGGCTCATTTCAAATGTAATTGCTAGAATGCCTAAAAGGAAACCTTTACTATGACCGATAACCCAATACATAGTTTCATCAAAACAATCGCCGATATTGACTCGGAGGTTGTATTTGCAACCAAGGCCGCTCCAAAGAATGATGTCGAAGGTTTATTCTTCAATATGCTTATGAGCCGAGCCGATGAATCTTTCATGGGCAATGTGAAAGAGTTGGCAGAACGGATGCCTGAAGAGCATTCCAGTATTGTCACGACAATTGTCTCCTATCTCCAGCGAGTATCCAAAGAGGAGGAGATAAATTAATGACCGATAAAAAACAATGGGGTGGAAAACGCCCAAACCAAACAGGCAGACCTCCGAACCGCAAAGGAGTCAAACGAGTCCAATTTCATTGCATGATTGATCCAGCTACCAGGGATCAGATT